CTTCCTTGGATAAACTTCACCTACAAATTTACGAAGAGGGTTATAATACAAGTATCTGTTATTAGATCCACCTAAAGTTCTATATGGTGAAACATTTGGTGATACTGACGAATTTGGAAATTCACCTAGTTTATTCTTCTGTGATGTTTGTATTAATAAATTTCTTGCATCACCTTGCTGCATTCCTTGAGAAGATTCCATAATACATGCCAATAATCCAGAAACTTGAGGACTTGCCATACTGGTTCCTGATATAGAACCTAATTTATAGGTGGCATTTCTAGGGTCATCTCTTAGTGTAATTCCAAATTCAGAAGCGGCAGTACTATCATAAACTGATGAGATAATATTTGATCCAGGTGCCCAAACGTCAATTCGTTTTCCCCAGTTACTAAAATCTGATTTTGTTTCGTTTGAGAAAGTTCCAATAGAACCAATACAAATTACACCATCGGCAGCGGATGGTGAAGAACCACGGGAATGATAAATTGCTCCGTAGTTGTTAGTTTGAATATAGTTATTATAATCCTGTCCACTAGATATATCACAATTCCAGTAAGAATTTCCAGCAGATGAGATCACAATAACACCATCATTAATTGCATCTTGAATATCAGCATCCAGTGCGGCATATCTTGCTGGTATTCTATACAGATATGGGGTAGATTGACCCTGTGCTGGGACAGGAACTCCATTTTCCTCTAATGTTTGGACTACAATAGATGTAGCAAGACCACTTAAAGATGTTGTAATTCCTCGATAGGTAACTGATGTAATCTGAGAAAGAAAAACATTATTATAAGAATATCCCCAACTATGGTTAGTGATTGTTGGATTTCTTCTTCCAGTTGCAGGATTAGTTGGTTTATTCTTATGCCAAGCTCTAAGATAATCAAACAGGTATAATTCCCAACTACCTGCAGGTGCTCCACCACCAGTATATCCAAATTCCATATTATAAATTGTAGAATTTCTTGCCCAACCTTGAGTATTACCTGCAACGGTTCCAGCAACGTGAGTACCATGGTTACTTGAAATATCACTATAATCATAAGCAGTTGTATATGCATATCCAGCATACTGACCATATTCAAACCAATCAATTTGATTTACCCTACTACCACCTGATCCATTTGAATTAACTGCAAATTCTGGATGGTTTGGATTGATATGAGCATCTACAATCACAACATCTACATGTTTACCACTACCTGTAGTTCTAACTGTAGCTGCCTGTGATGTCGTCGAATCAGTTCCCCATCCACTACGCTGAGATGTTTCTACACAACGTAATAAACCCCATTGTTTTTCAGAAAATGAAAAATTGGATGCTTTTTGGAAAACAGCAGTTTGTGACCAAAATGGAGTTACTTCTAAACCCAATTCTGAAGGTATTAATTCAACTGCAAGAACTCTATCGTCATTTCTTACTTGCTCTGCTTCCTCTTCAGTTAGCATGTAATGAGTATTTCTTGATATATCTCTCCTCATCGCACACTCAACTTTTCTATCTGGGATAGTAATACTACCTCCAGGTGTTTCCATGTCCTCATAGAAATTATTTAAATCATCAAAATTCTTTAATGTTACAATATATTCTTTCATTATGCCTCTAACTGTAAGAGTGTTAATGTTACGGTAATCGTATTTGATGAACCAGACTTATTAACTACTTTTAGGTAAATATTTGATCCTGGAGTTGAGTCATTATTGAAACCAAAAACAGCGGGAGTCATAAGTTGAGTCTGTGCTCCAGACGTAATAACCTCAGCAATAACTCCAGATCCATTAAGTGGATCTTCGTCTTCTGATCTTGTATAATCAGATGCTCTACTATTAGAGTCAGTATATAAAGTTACCCATGCAGCAACATTAGTTTGAACTTTTAATAATGAATAGGATTTAAATCCAGTAACTTCAGCATACCCAGAAGCCCCATCACCAAGTTGAACCGTTGTTGTCGATACAGTTGTTCTTGATGATAGACCTACTAATTGTTGAGATAACTCATCATAATCAGCAATTCTTTTCCAAGCACTGTTATGAGAATAATATAATCTTCCAGTAGAAGTTACCTTAGCAATCATTCCATTTTTGGTGCTTGCTGTAGGTAAGTTTGGAAGATCGTTATAAACTGCCCAGTTTAAATCATTAGAATTTCCTGATGTTGCAACACCTGCTAAAGATGGTTTATTTAAAATAGCAGCAATACCAGTAGTTGCATTCCAATCAGATGCAACTTGTGCTTGAGGAATACTTGGTAAGTTGGTTAGTTCATTATAACTAAGTACAGAAGGAATATACTTTTGACCATTTGATTTTAAAATTTTACCAGAAGTAACATCATCAATTTCAATTTGTAATGCTGTACCATTACCCAATCCAGCATAAAGTTCATCAACCATAGCATTGAGTTTTGATGCACCAAATCTCAAACTATCACCAGTTCCATCATTTGGTGTTGTACCAATATTTAAAGACTGTTTTGCCATCTGACCGATTCTTTTTCCTTTAGTATTTATGTTTGATCCCAACTTAGTTGAGTGTTATCCATAGTTGCTTCACTACTGTCAAGTTGTGGATTAAATCCAGATGGAAGATCTGGAACAACATTACTTACCTCTACAGATGGATAAACATATCCACTTCCAGGATTAGCAATATCAACCCTATAAACACCAACTCTTGCTAAAATTTGTCCATCAAATCCAGTAGGTGAAAGGATATCTACTGTTGGTCTTGCAGTATATCCAGAACCAGGAGAAGTAACCAAAGCACTATCAATTCTTCCTGATTTAATTTCAGCAACAGCAGATCCATTTCTACCTTTAACTGATCCAGAATATTCGTAGGTTACCAAAGAGTTTGCTGATTCAATAACAGCAACTGTACGATTAGATTCTTCACCCTCAATGAATAATTCATCCCCAATTTCAATAGGTGGTACAACAGTGGCAGAAACAACGTCTGCATCAGATCCAACGTATGAGAAAGCAACAAATGATGATCCAGCTCTGGGGATTTCTGAGAAAGTAATTCTTGAACCAATCAGTTTAAATCCGATTCCAGGTTCCTGTAAAACACCATTTACTGCAACAATAATATTATTTTCAGGTAAAATAACACTAGATTGAGAACCTTGAGTAATTGTTAATGAATAGAAAGTTCCACTTAGTTTTAAGTTAAATGAACTTCTTAATGAATCAAAGTCAAAAGAAATGTCATCTAGCAATCTTAATTTACCAACATAGTATGCATGGAAAGTAGATCCAGCGGCTGGAGCTTCAGTAAATTGAATATTATCTGCAAATACGGTATAAGCATAATCAGCACCAGGTGGTTGTAAGATACCATTTACAAATACCAATAAATGACCATCACTATCTGGGAAATATGCTGCTGAATTAGTGGTTAACTTAAATGATGTTAATGAACCATCAAATCCTCTAGCATATCTATTTGCTCTTGCTACAACCTCACCAACTGTTAATGAGATTAATTTAAATCCTTCAGAGGCAAGAATCTGTTGATTAGGTAAGAAAGTTCCCTCAACTTCAGTTAGCCAAATTTTATAAATGGTTCCAGATTGATCAATTCTAGTGATTCTTCCAGATGGATTAGACGATGTTGTAACTACAGAAAGTGCTTGTGAGTAAATCTTTGGTTGTAATGTTCCAGCTTGGAATACACCAATAGTGCTACTTCCACTTTGTGCTGCTGAATCAAAATTAGAAGTTTTATTACCAACATACATAACACCAGTATCTGGATCGTAATTAATCACAGTTGCATACTGTCCTGTTGGCAAGTTATTGACAATTACATCTAATTTATCACCTTGATCGAATGATATATTTTGTCCACCAGTTGTTACAATAGCAGCAGTATTGACATTAATTAAAGTCACAGTAGAACCTTTAATATATTCACCAATTAATGGAGTTCTAAATCCCTGAGGATCAAAACAGGTTACGATATATTCAGATTCTGATGAGTATACATAATCACTTCTACGGAATTCTCCAGAAACAGTTTCGGTATCTAAAGTTAATTTACCTACTGTGTTATCTAGAATTGCTCCACTATTATAGTTCCATTCAGTAATTGTAGCTGACGTATTACTTGTCTGGGAATAAATTTCATCATCGACACCAAAAGATCCCATCATCTGCTTAAGTGATAATCTATCATCAACTGATGTAATTGTAGCTTCAGCTAAAGACACATCACCACTAATAAATTCACCAATACTAAATGTTCCAGTGATATCAATAATATCAATGTAAGTTTCACCATCAGTTTGATATACAATTGCGGTATCACCTGTACCTGTTGTGATAGTTTCATATTCCACAAACATAGGTGGATTCTGAACCTCTGGATCAAATTCAATTTCTATTCTCTTATAAATCTTTCTAATTTGGAATTTATTGTATATAATCTCAGATACTTCAGCATGGGTTGTACTTGTTGAACCATAAATAAACGCTGAAGGTTCCATTCCAATTGAATATGGAACAGGAAGAGTTCTAGATGCATATGTAATTGATGGAATTTCAATTCCAGGATCTCTTGTCTGACTTGTAATTGATGAAGGTGTTGTGATAATTGATTTGTACAAATCAATTAATGTATCAATATAATTTGTTGTAGCACCAATACTTAAAGTTAATTCAGTATATCTTGGTTGATTTGTTGTTGGACCAACTAGATTCAATGTTTGGGCAATTGCTTTATTTGTCCAAAATTTAATTCTATCTAAATGGTAGTTCAATTGAACTGGATTATATCCACTA